GTCGCAAAATCGTAAATGGCCCCAAACGCCATGTTAGCGGCACCTAGTCGGCTGGTGGCGGAAAAAATGGGATGTCGCCAGTTTAACGATGGACGCCGCACGGTTGCTGCGGGTGCCGCGCTGTTGACCGCGGGTCGGCGGGGGTTTGCGTAAGTGCGTGCCCGCGGACGAAAATCAGCGGCGGCGCTCGCTACCGTTGTTGTCGGCGATTTTGGCAAGCGGCCCGAACCGCCGGATTATTTGACCGAGCGGCAAGCGGAAATCTGGTGCGAGACAACAGCGAGCGAGCCGGCCGACTTCTTCAGCACCGGCGCGACGCGAGGATTGCTCGCTGATTATTGCCGTCACCGCGAGGGCGTCGAAACCCTATCGCGGATCATCGACAGGTTTGAACCCGATTGGCTGAAGTCCACGGCTGCGGTAACCCGGTATCAATCGCTGCTCAGAATGCGCGAGAGCGAAACGCGGGCAGCGATGACGATGGCGCGGTCGCTCCGGTTAACCAACCAGAGCCGATATCTTAAACGAGGCGCGGCCCGCGCCGCACTGAACGAAGGTGGCGGCGCGAAGCCATGGGAAGTGTAGTTGCCGGCACGCAGCCGCGCTAACCGCGCCATCAAGTGGATCGAGGACTACTGCCGGGTGCCGGAAGGCAGGCTCGTCGGGCAGCCGGTGCGCCTGCGCCCCTGGCAGCGAAAGGAGCTTCGGCGGATTTACAACAACCCGGCCGGCACGCGCCGCGCGATCCTCAGCTTCGGCCGCAAGAACGGTAAGACCGCGCTGTCGGCGTTCCTGTTGCTGCTTCACCTCTGCGGCCCCGAGGCCAAGCCGAACAGCCAGCTTTACAGTACGGCGCAGTCGCGGGACCAAGCCGGCATCATCTTTGCGCTGGCGGCGAAGATTGTGCGGATGTCGCCCGATCTTTTTCGCGTCGTCGCCATCCGCGATACGGCCAAGCAGCTCTTTTGCCCGGAGCTCGGCACGCTCTACCGGGCGCTCTCGGCCGAGGCGAAAACCGCCTTCGGCTTGTCGCCAGCGATGGTCATTCATGACGAGCTCGGGCAAGTCAGGGGACCGCGCAGCCCGCTCTATGAGGCGATGGAAACCGCGACCGGCGCGCAGGCAGACGCGCTGTCGATCATCATCTCGACGCAGGCGCCGACCGACGCGGACCTGCTCTCAGTGCTGATCGATGACGGTCTTGCCGCGCACGACCCGCGCGTGGTGGTGGCGCTCTACACCGCGCCGACGACGATCGACGACCCGTTCAGCAAGCGCGCGATCAAGGCGGCGAACCCGGCTTTCGGCGACTTCCTCAACGCCTCCGAAGTGCTGGCGATGGCCGAGGACGCGCGCCGCATGCCGTCGCGGCAAGCCGAGTTCGAGAACCTGATTCTCAACCGCCGGGTCGAGGCGGCCTCGGCGTTCTGCTCCCGCTCGCTTTGGCAGACATGCAACGCGCCGCCAGTGGCGCTCGACCGGGTGCCGGTTTATGGCGGGCTCGATCTGTCGGCGGTGGGCGACCTCACGGCGCTGGTGCTGGTCGGCCAGGTCGAGGGCGTTTGGCAGATACACCCGACCTTTTGGCTGCCGGCCGAAGGGCTGGCGGCGAAGGCCCGGCTCGACCGGGTGCCCTACGATCTGTGGGCCGACCAGGGCTATCTCGGCACCGCGCCGGGAAGCTCGATCGACTACGAATACGTCGCTGAGTTCCTCCGCGGCGTGTTCGACCGCTTCGACGTCCGCAAGATCGCCTTTGACCGCTGGGGCTTCCGGCATCTGAAGCCGTGGCTGCTAAAGGCCGGCTTCACCGAAGGGATGATCGAGGACCGGTTCGCCGAGTTCGGCCAGGGCTACCACGACATGAGCCCGGCGCTGCGGGCCCTGGAGGGCGAGATCCTCAACGCGCGGCTGGCGCATGGCGGGCACCCGATCATGACGATGTGCGCCGCGAATGCCGCGGTCGCCACCGACCCCGCCGGCAATCGGAAGTTTGAAAAGCACCGCTCGTCCGGCCGCATAGATGGGATGGTCGCCCTCGCGATGGCGATCGGCGCCGCGACGAGCGACGCGACCGTGAACCTCAATATTCGGGCGCTCATCGCATGACCGATATCCGCACCAAGGCGCAAGCCGCGCCGCCGCCGGGCGACGACCCGTTCGAGTTCGTCATGTCCGACGAGAGCGTCGACCGGATGGGCGACGTCATCGAGCAAGACGGCTGGAGGCTCGACAACTTCCGCCGCAATCCCATCGCGCTGTTCGGCCATAGCGCCGGGTTCCCCATCGGCACATGGTCGGATGTCGCGGTCGAGGGCGGCCGGCTCAAGGGTCGGTTGGACTTGATGCCGGCCGTCAGCGACAGGCTGCGCGAAATTCAGGCGGCCGTCGCCGCGGGTGTCCTGCGCGCCGTCTCGGTCGGCTTCCGCCCGATCGAGGCCGAGCCGCTGGAGGACAAGTCCGGCGGTTACCGCTTCACCCAACAGGAGCTCGTCGAATGCTCGCTCGTGAGTGTTCCGGCGAACCCGAATGCGCTCTCGATCGCCAAGGCGATCGGGCTCTCCCGCGATACGCAACGGCTGATCTTTGGCGAGCTTGCCGATGAAGGTCAGACGCTGCGCCGCGGGTTTACCGGCGGGCTTGCCGTAGACCCTCCACGAAAGCCCACTCCCATGAACATCTCCGAACGCATCGAAGCCTCGCAGACGGCCGTGAACCAGCTGCGGGACCAACTGACCCACCACCTCAACCAAGCCGGCGACAATCTCGACGAGCCCGCGATCTCGCGTTCCGACGAATTGAACGCGGCCATCAGCGGGGAGCTTCACCGGCTCGAAACCCTGCAACGCGCGGAAGCCGCGCTGGGTGGCACGGCGCTCATCGAACAGCCGGCGACGTCGCTGGTGCTGCCGCAGCGCGCCCCGCTGCCGCCGCTGCCCGCACCGCCCCGGCCGTTCGCCATGCCCAAGCGGGAAGAGAAGCCGGGTTATCTGTTGCTGAACGCCATCATCGCTCACGGCAAAAGCAACCGGATGAATATCCCTGTCGAAAAGGTGCTCGACGAATACGGCTGGAGCGACAACGTCGCCGTCCGCGCCTGCCTCGATTGGGTACAGCGTGCGGCGACGGCACCGGCCACGACGACGACCACCGGCTGGGCCGCGGAACTGGTTCAGACGCAGTATGCCGACCTGATCTCGTACCTGTTCGCCGCCTCGGTCTATCAGCCGCTCTCGAACCTCGGCGTGCGGTACACGCTCGGCCGCTACGGGCAAATCTCGATTCCGGTCGAGAGCGCGACACCAACCGTCGCCGGATCGTTCGTCGCTGAAGGCGCGCCGATCCCCGTCCGCCAAGAGGCGTTCACGCCGATCACGATCGGACTGAAAAAGATGGCGGTGATCAGCTCGTACACCCGCGAACTGTTCGAGCATTCGCAGCCGAACATCGACACGCAGCTACGGGATCGCATGAGCCGCGATACCAGCGTTGCCGTCGACAACATCCTGCTCGACAACAACCCGGCGACATCGATCCGGCCGGCAGGGCTGCGGAACGGCGTCAGCGGCTTGACGCCAACGGCGGGTGGCGGGTTCACCGCCCTCGTCGGTGACATGAAGCAGTTGCTGAATGTCCTGATCTCGGCGAACTCGCTGCGCGCACCCGTCTGGATCATGAATCCCCAGCAAGCCCTATCGATCTCGTTGACCTCGGCGGCAGCGGCCATTGGCGTATTCCCGTTCAAGGCCGAAATCGAAGCCGGGCGGCTGAACGGCTACCCGGTCATCCAATCGATGACTGTGCCGGTGGGGATGGTGATCCTGGTTGACGCGGCGGACTTCGCCTCGCTGACCGGTGACGATGCCCGGTTCGAGCTATCGGACCAGGCGACCATCCACATGGAAGACACAACGCCGCTGGCGATCGGCACGCCCGGTTCACCAAACGTGGTCGCCGCGCCGGTCCGCTCGATGTTCCAAACCGACAGCATCGCGTTGCGGATGATCATGCCGATGAACTGGATCATGCGCCGCACCGGGCTCGTCGGCTGGATTACCGGCGTCACTTGGTAACGCCCAGGCGTTTTGACTGGCGTAAGCCGGCTGTCGAGCTCGATGGCCGGCTCGTCACCAAAGGAGGCAAACATGGCAGACGATCCCCGAAAAGCCGAACACGACCAGCGGGTAAAAGCCCTCAACGAAGCCAATCTCGCGAGCGCAAAGGCCCAGCAAATGCCGCCGACGCCGACCCAGGAAGAAAATGACCTGTTCGCGCTCGGCCTGATGCACCCGGACGAGAAAGACGCCAGCAACCCAAAGGATGAGGCCGACCGCTCTCCGCGGCCTCCGTCTGATCCACACCGACCCGCGCCGGAGCCACACTCAACATCGACGGCGGCCGCCCGGCGTAGCTAGCCGTGGCATCGACTGCGCTCGTGACGAGAGCGCGCGACCTCGTTTCCCGCGTCTTTCGTCCGAGCGCTCTTAAGCAATTCCCCGGCGGCGGCTACTGGCTGCCGATCAGCGGCGGCTACCTACCGCCGGACTCGCCGTGGAATTATTTCCAAACCGGCTACCCGGCGAACGGCTTCTCTGTCGGTCAATGCTCGGCCGTCGTCGCTGCATGTATTTCCGCTTATGCGCAGACCGTCGCGATGTGTCCCGGCACCCATTGGCGCGCCCTCGACGACAACGGCCGCGAGCGCGTCACCAACTCGGCGCTGTCGCGGATACTGAAAAAGCCAAACAGCTATCAGTCGACCAGCGACTTTTTTCTGAACCTGACCCAGAACCTTTACGCCGACGGCAACGCCTATGCGCTCGGCCTGCGCAACAACCGCTTTGAGATCGGCGAACTGCACCTGATGAACCCGCGGTTTTCCCGGCCGTTCGTCGCGGTCAACGGCGAGATTTTTTACGGCCTCGGCGGCAACCTCGTGGTCGAAAAGACGATCGATAAGGAATTGCTCGCGGCGGTACCGGCGCGCGACGTGCTCCACATCAAGATGCACGTCCGGCCGGAATATCCGCTGATCGGCGAACCGCCGCTGACCTCCGCGCTGCTCGACGTCGCCGCCAGCGATCAGATGGTGAAACAGGCGCTCGCCTATGCCAATAACCAGGGCCGGCCGAGCGGCGTCATCCAGACCGACATGCAGCTTGATGAGGCGCAGACCAAGGAACTGCGCGCCCGGTGGGATGAACAGACGCGCGGTCAGAATGCCGGCGGCACGCCGATCCTCACCTGGGGCCTGAAGTGGCAGCAGGTCAGCAGCAACAGTCGCGATGCGCAGCTGGCCGAGTTGCTCCAGATCAGCGACCAGCGGATTGCCACCGCCTATCGCGTGCCGCTCGCCCTGTTGTCGCTGATCACCGGGCAGATCCCGCAGGCCAGCACTGAAGACCTGATCAATTTCTGGCTCGCGTCGGGTCTCGGGTTCGCGCTCAACCATATCGAGGACGCCATCGGCCGGTTTTGCGGCCTCGCCGGCTATCCCGATGAATACCTCGAGCTCGATACCCGCGCCCTTCAGCGCAGCAACCTCAAGGACCGCATCGACGCCCTCGCCCGCGGGGTTCAGGGCGGCATCTACAGCCCGAACGAGGCGCGCGCCCTTGAAGACCTCCCCGAAGCCGAGGACGGCGACGAACCCCGGGTGCAGCAGCAGCTTGTCCCACTGTCCTTTGGCGCCGAGCCGCCACCACCGCCATCATCGCCCGCGCTGCCACCGCCAGCACCCGCGTCGAACGCGGATCAAGCCAATGCCAGATCACGAGCCAACAACATCATCCGCGCCGCTGAGCGGTTTAGACGCGCTGTCTGACGACTGGGCCGACGCGCTCGGCCAAGTCCTCGCAGACGAGCGGCGCGAATGGCAGCGCGAACGTGATCTGGCGATCGCCGAGCTCCGCGCCGAGGTCGCCACGCTCTCGCTCCGCGTGGCCGATCTGGTCACCGCTCGGCTGGCCGAAGTCAAAGACGGCGAACCCGGACCGCCGGGGCCAGCGGGCCCGGTCGGCGAGCCAGGGCCGCAGGGAGCCGCGGGGGAGCGCGGGGAGCAGGGGGAAGTCGGGCCGGCGGGTATAGAGGGGCCCGCCGGCCTTCAGGGCCCTCCTGGGCCTCGTGGCGCGTCTGGCGAGCGGGGTGAGCGTGGCGCCCCTGGACACGAGGGGCCGCCGGGGAAGCTCGCGGCCGTCCGCGAGTGGTCCGAGTGCGTCCATTACGAGGGCGCCGTGGTCAGCCGTCAGGGTTCGACCTGGCAGGCGATACGCGACACCGCGCGCGAACCGCCGCACGAGGATTGGATATTGCTGGCCGCGGCAGGCAGCAATGGCCGGGACGCACCGGTCGGCCAGGTCTACGGGCGATACGACCCGGCGGGGCAATACAAGCGGTTCGACCTCGTCGCCCATGACGGCGGCGAGTGGCGGGCGCGCAAGGACGATCCGGGCCCACTGCCGGGCGCGGGATGGGCGCTCTCGGCGGTTCAGGGCAAGCAGGGCAAGCCCGGCGCGAAGGGGGGCATCGGACCGCGCGGGGCGGCAGGCGCCAGCATCGTCGAGTGGTCGATCGCCGGTTTTGCTGCCGTGCCGATCATGAGCGATGGCACCGCTGGTCCGGCGCTCGACCTCCGAGCCCTGTTCGAGCTCTACCATGCCGAGGTCGTCGGGCGGTGAAGCCGTACATCACGACCATCGTGACGCCGGCTACCGATCGCGATCTCGTCACGCTTGCCGACGTCCGCGAGCAATTGCAGTTCAAGTCGAACGACACCGCGCAAGATGCGTGGCTGGCGAAGCAGATCACCCGGACCTCGCAGCAGGCCGAGAAATACTGCAACCGCATCTTTGCCCAGCAGTCCTACCAAGACGTTTTCGGCATCAGCAATGGCGATCCCGGCACCCCGCTGATGCTCGGCCAGGCGCCGATCAACGTCACCCTCGTCACCGTTGACGGTAGCGATCTCGATGCAACCGCCTCGATTGCCGATGTCGAACCCGGCTTGCTCTACAACACGGTCGAGCCGCGCAGCTGGATCAGCATGAGCTCGATCATCGTCCAATACGGCGCCGGGTTTGCCGAAATCCCCGACGACGTCCAGCAGGCGGTTATTCACCTCGTCGTGATGGCGTACCGCGGCCGCACCCGTGACCCGATGCTGCGGATGCGCGAGACGCCCGGGCTTGGGCGCGAGATGTATTGGATTGGCGCCGCACCGGGGGAGCAAATCCTGCCGAGCGATATCGCGTCGCTGCTCAACCCGTATCGTCGAGGGCTGATCGCGTGATTTCGATGAACGTCACCGTCAACCCGGAAGATGAGCGGAAGATTTACCTTCATCTCGACGAATTGCCGTCCAAGCTCATGACCAGGCTGCGGCCGGTGATCGCCCACCTGACCAACGAATTGCTGCGCGCCATCCACGCGCGGGAGCCCATTCGTACGGGATTGCTGCGGGGACAGACCCAGGCCTTTGTCGATGAGCACCCGGATCGCATCATCGGCCGCGTGCGGGTGCTCGGTACGCCGGGCGGCAGGTCTGGCTCGCATGAAGCGGCCGCGGCGCTCGAATATGGCGCCCGACGTTCGTTTATGGTGCGCGGGCATACGGAGCGGCGCGATCATTCGCTGGTGATGATCCGGGAGTACCGACGGAGGGCCGACATCACCGCACGGCGGTTTATGCGTGATCCTGCCGCCGCTATGCGATCGCGCGCGTTGGCCGAGATCAAGCAAGCCATCGACGAGACGACGCTGTGAACCGCGAAGTCGTGATGTCCGCGCTATTCGATCTGCTGACGCAGGCCCCGATGCAATTCAACTTCACCGCCGACACGACGACCGGCGATCCGGTGCTGACGAGCGTCAGCGATACGACCGGCCTCATGCTCGGGATGCCGGTCAGCGGGCCGGGCGTCGAGGAACACGCTTCGATCGTTTCGCTGTCGCCGGTCACGCTGTCCACCCCAGCGACCGGCGACAATACGGCG